TATGTGTAAAAGTCGTATATGTTACCCCGGTACTGCTGGTCCTTTTAGAGGTGATCAATCAAATGTATGAATTCTTCCTTCGAATTCTCACCTTTTCCTGCGTACGCCATGATGTTTGATTGTTCTGCTGCTTTTCTCGCGACTTCTTTCCAGTTTGTATCACCAGTTGGACATGTGTAGTACGCGGTGGCAATTGCAACATCTTTGATATCGTTGCTAACTAATCTAACCCCAGATGACCTTGCTGTGAACACCTCTTCTTTCCTATCTTTCTTTCCAACCAATTCATCCAACTTCTTATAACTATAAACTTCTTCATACTTTGATGTATATCCTTCATCTTCCTTTTTTGATTCAACCTCATTTTTCTTTGTAGGCCCTTTCCCTTCTTCCTCCTCTTTTCCATTCGATCTGTCTTTCTCTTTCTTATCATTATGTTGATCCTTTTTACCTCTTACTTTTACTTTCTTTGAATCATTGTTAACTCTTTTAATCTTTTGTAGGACTTCTTTCTGTTGTGCGATTACTTCTTGATCCAATCCTAATTCTTTTAGTACATGTCGATCTAATACTAAAATTCTTGTTTCAGAAGCATCTGTTATATTCGCTAACACTCCTACATCGCCACCTAATTTTGCCTTGATTGCTTGAGCTATTCTATCAACTAACACCACGTATGTCCGTTCTTTTGCCGCTTGTGCTCCCGTTCTGTTTCCACTATCTCCTTGAATATCGCGTCCGCGCTCTGTAGGTACATCTCCCAGCTGATCCTTCCCTTTGAGTAATCCTTTATTAATCCCATCACCTCCTCCATTGCTCCCTCTCTTTCCCTCTTCCTTGTTATTTTCTCCTGCGGTTGCAATTGCTCCACTTCCATCTTCTGATTGTTTTGAAACACCACCGTCTCCATTTTTGGCATCTGATCCATCTTCTTTTTCCCAAGCTTTCACTCTGAATTGAATCCTTCGCTCTTTCAACTCAGGAATTGAATTCTGGATCACGTCACCAGGCGCGAGCAGGACAACGGTAGTCAT